CATCCAAGTGGAATCTACCTATTGATTTGTTGTCTTTAGCCATTGCTCTCTCACCTTGAAGTACGTGAATTTCAACAGATGGTTGATTATCTATAGCAGTTGAGAATATTTGAGACTTTTTAGTTGGAATTGTGGTGTTTGACTCAATTAATTTCGTAAATACACCACCCATTGTTTCAATTCCCAGTGAAAGTGGGGTTACATCCAATAAAAGTACATCTTTTACGTCACCCGCTAACACACCACCTTGAATTGCAGCACCTAAAGCAACAACTTCATCAGGATTCACACCTTTTGATGGTTCTTTTCCAAAGAATTTTTTTACTGCATCTTGGATTGCAGGAATTCTTGTTGATCCGCCAACCAAAATGATTTCATCAATGTCATTTATCGATAATCCAGCGTTTTTAAGGGCTGATTTACAAGGATTTATTGTTCTTTCAACCAATTTGTCAATAATCTGTTCAAATTTAGCTCTTGTAAGTGTTTTTACAAGATGTTTTGGTTGATTATCAATAACCATAAAGTATGGTAGGTTAATTTCAGTATTTAGAGCCGATGAAAGTTCAACTTTTGCCTTTTCTGCGGCTTCTCTAAGTCTTTGTAATGACATTGAATCATCAACCCAACCTCCATTCTCATTTTTAAACTCAGTTGTTAACCAATCCACAATTGCTTGGTCAAAATCATCACCACCAAGGTGAGTATCACCATCAGTTGACAATACTTCAAACACACCACCACCCAATTCAAGGATAGATACGTCATGAGTACCACCACCACAGTCAAAAACAACAATTTTTGAGTCTTTGTTCTTCTTATCAAGACCATAAGCCAATGCTGCGGCAGTTGGTTCATTGATAATACGTCTCACATTCAACCCAGCAATCTCCCCAGCTTCTTTTGTTGCTTGTCTTTGAGCATCATTGAAGTATGCTGGTACTGTAATCACGGCTTCAGTTACTGATTGACCCAAATAATCTTCAGCTGTTTGTTTCATTTTCTGTAAAACCATAGCTGAAATTTCTTGTGGGGAATATTCCTTCCCATCAATGTTCACTTTAGGAGTGTTATTTTTCCCTTTTACGACATTATATGGTACTCTCTTAACCTCAGACTTAATTTCGTCATAATTTGAGCCCATAAATCGTTTAATTGAATAAACTGTCTTGTCTGGATTTGTTACAGATTGTCTTTTAGCAGGGTCGCCAATCTTTCTTTCCCCTCCATCAATAAATCCAACAATTGATGGAGTAGTTCTTTTACCTTCCGAATTGGTGATAATTACTGGTTCACCATTTTCCATAATTGCAACGCACGAATTTGTCGTACATAAGTCAATTCCCAAAATTTTACTCATAATTTTTCTGTTTTTGTTTAATTATATGTTTTATTTTTTATGGAGTCAATCCAAAATTTATATTTCAATGTATAAAAACTAGACCATAGTAAAAATAACTGACAATTTGTCAGTTTTTATGACAAATTAAATTTTTTTTATCAAATTATTGTTTTTTTGAAAACTTTATAGTATTTATTCCTAAAATAAAAATCAATGGGTACTAATCTAATCAACATAAATCGCGTTTTATCTTACTAATCCTCCTATTATTAGGGGGATTTTTTTTATACATAAATTAACACATAAAAACAATTTTTAAAAAAAATGAAAAACACAAAAATTTACAATGAATTGGTTCAAAAGATGAGAACCTTCTTTCAAGCTAAAGGTTTCTTGGAAGTTCCAGTACAATCAAGATTATCTATCTTAGCCGCATGTGAAAATCCACATAGCATCACAACATTTGAGTATTCTAATGAGGTTTGGCCACTTCCTCAGACAGGTCAGATGTGGCTTGAGTATGAATTACTACAGAATCCTGAATACCCTGGGGTATATTGTATCTCAACATCATACAGACAAGAAAAAACACCAATACCTGGAAGACACGATTTAATTTTTCCTATGTTTGAAGTTGAAACTAAAGGTACAAAAGAAGATATGGTTAAACTTCAAGCTGAAATGTTGGAATATCTTGGTTTTGATACACCAAAAGTGTTTGATTATAACCAACTATGTGAGCATTACGGAACAGAAATCCTTGAAGCAGAACACGAAACTAAAATGTGGGATGAAATCGGTGATTCAATCTCCCTTCAAAACTTCCCATTAAGAACAAACCCATTCTGGAATATGCAAAAGGGTGAGGGTGATAAATTTCAAAAGGTTGACGTAATATTATTTGGCCAAGAAACTATTGGTTCTGCTGAAAGAAGCTGTGATAAAGAAAGTATGAAAGAAATGTTCTACACAATTGAAGGTGGAAACTACGCTGGAAAACTTTTTGAATTATTTGGTAAGGAAAGAGTAGAAAAAGATTTGGAAGATTTCTTATCTTTGGACTTCTTCCCAAGATTTGGTTGGGGTTGTGGTATGACCAGATTGGCAAGAGCGTATGAACTTAATCTTCAAAAAAAACTTAGTCTAGACATCGCTTAATTATGGCAAAAAAACAAAATCCTGAAACCATTAATACTAGGGCTACTAAATACGAGGTCGTTGTTGATGGGGATGATATCATTCAAATATGGAAATATGACAAAAGAATCAGTAAAACACCATATGAAATAGAAAATATCTATAAAGGAGAACCAAAGTTTAGTAAATTAAAAAAGGGGTCGAAATAGACCCCTTTTTTTATTCTTTATCACCTTCTTTATATTTTTCGTCATTAAATTCTTTTAAATTATTCTTTATACTCTTACCAAAATTAACTAAATCTAAAACGTGACGTATAAGTCCTTTCCCAAACATTACTTTCCAATTCTCATCAATTGATTTCATTTCAGCATAAATTAGACCCAAACTTATTATCTTGGTTGATAGATGTTGTATAGGTATTACATATTTAACAAATTCATCTAGTAAAAAAACATCCAACATAAAAAACAACAATATCAGTGAGGTATACCCAATTAATTTTGGAACAAACCCTCGTACAAAAGCTCTTGAAGTCCATTTAATTTTAACCCCCTCTCTACGTTGTTTAATTATCCTACAATAAGCAGTAATGATATCAAGTAATACAAATCCTAGGACAACCAATAATATTCCAGCAGAAGGGGCAAAAAACGTCAAAATCGATAACCAAAATCCAAATAACCCCTCTTTGACAGTTTCAAATAAATGCTTCATATATATTTTTTCTTTTAAAAGTAAATAGTTTTTATTAAATTTAACAATTATAAATATCTAAATTCGAATAAAAGTTGGTATTTATATAAAAAACTATTATACTATGTTAAAAATCGGATCAAAAGGAAATTTGGTTAAACTCCTCCAAGAAAAATTAGGAGTTACAGCTGATGGTGACTTCGGACCTAAAACCGAATCAGCACTAAAAGAATGGCAATCTAAGAATGGACTAATCGCTGATGGTGTTGCAGGTCCTATTACTTTGGGTAAAATGGGAATTGAAATTCCTGTAGTCAAAAAAGAACCATTAAAATTGGATAAACTTAAAGGTCACGTACCTCAAAATGTGATTGATGAAATTGGTTTAATCGCTGAAAAATTTAACCTCATCACAAATCTTCGTTTAGCACATTTCTTAGCTCAATGTTCTCACGAATCGGGTAATTTTAAAATCCTTACAGAGAATTTAAATTATTCAAAAGATGGGTTAATGAGAATCTTTGGTGGTTATTTTGCTGGTAACTTGGCTGAATCTTATGCCCACCAACCTGAGAAAATTGCTTCTCGTGTTTATGGAAGTAGAATGGGTAATGGTGATGAAGCCTCAAAAGAGGGGTGGAAATTCCGTGGTCGCGGATTTTTACAAGTAACAGGTAAACAAAATTACCAAATATTAGGTGATTTTTTAAATGTTGATTTGGTATCTAATCCAGACTTAGTTGCTACAACATACCCATTGTCTTCAGCTGCTCATTTCTTTTATAAAAATAATCTTTGGTCGATATGTGATGAAGGTTTATCAGAAGAAATTGTTACGAGAGTAAGTAGAAGAGTGAATGGAGGGGATAACGGACTCCAACACAGAAAATCAGAATTTAAAAGATTTGAAAAACTATTACTAGTTTAAGATAAAAATCCCCCACTAAAAATAGGGGATTTTTTTATATTTAAACTATAAAAAATTGTATTTTTTTATAGTTTTCATATATTTATATATATGAAACATAAAACTCTTTTAATCTCAGAAAACACCCACACAAAATTAAAGAATTTTTGTAAAGAAAATTCAATTAAACTTAACGATTGGGTTGAAAAATTAATAATTGAAGAACTAAGAAAAAAAACATCTAATGGAGAATAATTGGTATGTATATCAACATATTAGGTTGGATAAAAATGAACCCTTCTATATTGGAATTGGGAATAAAAAAAATTTTGCTAGGGCGTTTGAATTTAGCAAAGATAAACGAAACGAAATTTGGTGGAAAATTTATTCTAAAACTAATATTTATGTTGAAATTTTATATGAAAGTCTAACAAAAACTGAGGCTTCATTGAAAGAACAAGAACTAATAAAAAAATATGGTAGAAAAGATTTGAATGAGGGTTCTTTATGTAATATGACTGATGGGGGTGATGGTATTTGGAATTGTATTAGAACTGAAAAAACCAAAAAATTATTAAGTGAACAAAAAATTGGTTCTAAAAATCCTCAATTTGGAAAAAAACAATCCAAAGAATTCATTGAAAAAAGATTTAAAAATATAAGAGGTATAAAAAAAAGTGATGAAGATAAAAAGAAACAATCACTGAATACAATTAAATCTGGTCAAGCAAAAGAAGTTGATGTATTCAAATATAATACTAATGAATACATTGGTAGGTTTTATGCTATCTCAGAAGCTTGTAGGATATTAGGATTTCATCATCTAAACGGAAAAGCTGTTCAAGTAGCTAAAGGAAAAAGAAATCATACACAAGGT